TAACCAATCTTTATACAGTTTTGTTTTCTCTGTTGCCATCACTGTTTTTTCGTCAACAAGCCCCATTGCATAAGCTAAACTTAACGCTTGTTCTGCAGTCAATCCTTGTGAAGCGATTGAAAATAATAAATCATCTGTATAAGTTCTCATTGCCATACTTGCGTCATTAGTGGCGTCTTTAGTGGCTATTGTTGCCTGTGTCAAATCATCCATAGCAGGGATTGTGTCAAGAAATTGATCGTACAGTTTTTTCTCGTGTGCTGTCCATTCTTCGGTAGCTTGTGACGCAGTAAATGCCTCTTCAGAATATAAAATCATATTTTCTTTTGCTGCCTGCAGTTTTATCACGCCTTCTATGTTTGCGGCTCTAAGGTCTCCTAATTCATCAACAAATAAACCAGTACCTTCTAATGCAACATTTACGCCTTCTAAATAATCTTCATATGATGCTTTACTGTTTCCTGCAATATCATTAGCCTCATCAAGTAACTCATTCCATCCACGCTGACCACCAAGAACATTTATACCTTCAGTCAGTGTTTCTATTATTCCCTCAACCGCTGGAGAAAATTTTGTTTTTGCTGTTGAAGATAAGTCTTTAATAGATGCTTCAAATCGCATAAACGTGCCGATTGATTCTTCTGTAGCACTACCAACCCTTAATATTTGTTCCTCAGCCTGTTGTAGAAATGCTTCATTGAATGCGTCGTTTGCACTCATGCCAGAATCTTTTAGCTTTTGTACTTTTTCATCAAAGCCTGAAACACTGACACCAAGCGCGTCGAAGCGCATTGTCGTCTGATTTGTTAAAGTCAAAACAAGCTGGTTCATATTCATGCCAAGTTGACCAGCAACGCTTGAGAGCCTGACTACTTCATCATGTGAATCAGCAAGCCCTAATGACAAAAAATCAGTTGCGCTTGCCATTAAGTCCATATCTGATAATGTACCATCGGTTGCTTTACGTAAATCACGTAATAGAGCATCGGAAGTAGTACCAATGCTTGCGGTCAGGTTATCAAACTTTGATGAAATAAATTCTAGGTCTGCCCCTGCACGAGCTAACAAGTACACTTCTTTTACAGCACCGGCTACAGCGTCAAATGCCATTTTAGCAAGTTGAACACCTGCATACACATTCATCATGGATGTATTAACTTGTTCGCCAAAACTTTTGACAGTTGCTTTTGATGTTTTTAATCCACCGTCAAGCTTGTCTGTTTTCGCTTCAATGTCCCAATACATGCTGCCAATTTTTCTGCCCATGCAGCCTACTTTCTATTTGTAAACGTAGAATTATTTGATTTTTTGCGAGCGTCATCAATCTGGTTTAAGTTAATCAAGTCCTGATAAGATAAACTTCTGATATATTCCAGTGTCCAGTGGAATCGATCTGCTAATATCCATTCAATCAACTCCACTGGTGGATCTTCACTGTAAACTATAGCTTTATATGCACGCTCGCTTAAGTAGGGTTTGCGTTCAATTCACGCGCTTTGACTCTCATTGATTTGATAATTTCTACCCAATCTTGATAGCCAAATTCTTCCACAATTTCTGTATCATACCCGATCATTTTTCCAACGATCCTATATTCTTCGTCTTCGCTTTGTTTAATGTCATATAGTGACCGCCATTCTCTTATGGTGATTGCGTTAAAATTGAATGTTATTTCCCGTCCATCGCTTAGTACTAAATCAGCTTCAGTTTGTTGCATCTGTTGGCGCTCCATTACCCTGGAAGGTCACACTAATTTCAACAAGGTTAGCATACGGATAATTCACCGCGGCACCTTGAGAAATTGCTGGAATTGTTTTTTTAGGTTTTCCAGAAGCTGTTCCTTCAGGATGATAAATCAAAGTACCTGAACTTCCAGCTGCAAGTGAATTAACCAAAGCACTGCCAGCGGATTGATAACGCGCCGAAAGTGAATAAGTTGAATCCTTAAGGCGTGCAATATAGGCTCTGTATTCATCAGCCCCTGCACTTTCATCCAATAATTCTACGCTGGGAGTGTCTGTGAACTGTGTGTAATCTCCCGATAACACAACGGTTCCACCAGAGTGAATCCATGATAGAATTAAATCTTTTCCTGTAATTGTTGCCATATTTTCTCCTTAACTATCTAATCGTATTCTATAACCACCACCGCGCATATACACGGTTTCCCCGGTCTGTAAATTTTCTTCACCCTCGTATTCTTCTTCGAGTGCAAGCCAAATCAGCGTAAACCCGGATACTGATATTGTCTGCTTGTGAAGTAGCGAAGCAATTTGCGCGTGAATGTTCCCGGATGTTAACGCGCTTTTTGCGTATGCCCTGATATAATAAAGATGATCCTGTAAATCTGAAGGCGTTATGTTTTCAGGACCACCGTACAACAAACTCCATACTGCAAACGGATATACAGCGTCCTTAGGTGCTTTTATTGCAAAAAAGCTGGTGTTAGTTGCCATTAATGCTTTTAGCGCGGCGTCACCAGTGAACTTGCTATATAATCCCGTTGATAATAAATTCAATACTCCGCTCATTCTACCAACTTTCTAAAATAGTCACCGTTGTTTATTTTTTTGCTAACTGTTTCAGCCGCTGGTGTTAGAAATGGTTGTGCCGCCATTCTTGACGTTCCAAACTCTACAAATTCTGCGTAATTTACACAAGGACCAACTCGAGCCAAAATATCACCTGTTGGCTTAGGATGTGCCTGAGTCATTGCTTCTGAGTTCGCCTGTCTGGCTGCCCCGCTTGCACTTGCATAACCATCATATTTTTTTGTTACGGTATAAATAGAATTAGCCATAGCACTGGTTCTTCGTGCAGCGCGTTTTTTAGCTTCTGCTTCTAATTCAAAACCAATTATACGCCCGACTTTTTCCTTATTGCCGTCCATCTCGCGGATAATACGATCAAGTTCCTTACTATCAATTTTGTAAGAACTACTCATACTTTTTGCACCTCCGCCCGTTTAGTTGCAAGCCAAGATCCATCATTAACCGACGTAACTTGATAATTAGTGCTGTTATAATAAATCTGATTGGCTTCAGCAATCACCGCGTCATAAGGTAAGCTAAAAATAAGTTTATTGTAGGTCTGAATTGCACCATCTAATTTATTATAACTTCCGGTGATTGTATCAAGCCGACACGCAACACTTGTGGTTGCGGTTCCCCATGCTTCAGTCCATCCACCAGCATTGTCAGACGTACGCGTCAACGATAGAATGTGGCAGGTATCAGGTAGTAGTAATTCTATGGAGTCACGCATAAAAGATAGGTCATTGCTTGATAACATCATCGCTCCTCACCATTTCAATATGAATGACACCAGACATGCTTCGATAATGTTTTGCCATGTCTTTACATTGCAATATTACCTGTGATTTTTTTATGCTGTGATTATCAGTTGAGAAGTCAAACTGTGTCGCGTAGAACGCTGCTTTTTGCTCCCATATTTTTGCAGCTGCCATTTCAACATTATAAACATTTCCTGTAATATATCTCGTATTTCCTTCGGTGTCACCAACAAAGGTTATAACACCAATATTGTCATCAAAACTATAATTGCCCGTTGCGGTTCCAGCGGTAAGAGTTGTGCCGCCACCATCTTGAATAGTTGGCGATTTCTCCCAATCCTCTAATCCAGTACGATATTCTGCATAAGTGACAGTCCCACCAATTCCATAAGTCGGGATCGCTTGCATTGCCTGATAGTTTACTTTTTCCTGTGTCTTATCAAGTTCGTTTTGCAAGTGTTGATCCGACCAATAATTAACAGTGTAAACCGTAAAATCACTTACGCCAGCATTTGTAAATACTCGAAGCTTTTGAATTAGATCACTCATAGTGGTTCTTACTGTCATTTTTGCTCCTTACTCGCTGCAATAGCATTATAACTATTTTTTATGTTATTTACCATCCAGGGTTCAAGTTTTGTAATATTAGATAGTGGCGATAAAATTCCTAAAATAAAACCGTAAATATTAGATTTCAATAATTCAGGAGTGTAGGTTTCAAGTCCTGTACAATATTCTGCACCAGCCCACACATTCATATTATATCTTTTTATGTCTTCTGTCAATATCTCTTTATAATTATACGCGCTATGATACCAATAAGTATACTGTATACAATTTATAATTACACCAGTAAACTCTTCCAGATATGCATCAAGAACATTACGGATAAACGGAGACCCACAACCAGCATATTGCCAATTGCATAGATGATGTCCAGCGTGCCATATTTCGTTGATACCATTCAACTCAATCAGTAGCTTGTTGCGACGTACCATCGCCTTGACTACGCTTTCACGCAACCATTCTTCTGTCATAGCATCTCCGTTTGGTGATCTGAGAGGATACGCTATCGGCAAGGTATTACTGTTATTTACAAACCTGCGATAGTCCTCAATCGCTGAAACATCAAAGAATGGATTATCAGGCTCAAACGGTAAATAGGATTCTCCCGCTACTGATTGAGTTGAATATAACTTTACGGTATCACTAATATATCTGCTTCCTAAAAGACGAATAAAATCCTCTGTGTATTGTTGCGCTTCTTTGTTCCAGATTGAAAGGCTTTTCCAGTGCATAATTTTACTGAGATCGTTCGGACTTGAAGCACAATACCAATCTTGTGGACACCAAGCCGCGCCCTTTGTATAATCACTTATTAGAATTTTTAACCCCGCTTTGGTGGCGTCATTGACGGCTCTATCAAGAATAGTCCAATCATACACGCCGCGCGCTATTTCGATTTGATCCCAGAACGTGAAATAAGTCACGGTCTTTACACCAGCGTCTTTAATCTGTAACAGATTGTCATAAGACAACGGTCTGCCTTCAAATATAAAATCCATTACCAGGATATAATCGTCTTTCAGGAAGCTCATTATTTATCGATCCAATTTCTCGTCAACACGATCTGCATAACCATAGTATTTATCTACGTCATCAATCGTGATAATCGGAGACGGGTAAACATTATCAAACTCAACTTTCTCGCCCTTAAGATTCGCTATCAGCAACTCAACACACCTGTAAGTTTCCTCATAGATTGGTTGTCCTACCACAGCATAAACCCAGCCGGATTTGACAAGGTCAAGATTTGGTCGTGTGTAATCCATGCCAATGATAATCAGTTCTCCAGGTTGTTTTCCTGATTGCTCGGCGGCTTTGCCCCAAGTAGTAGGACTTCCACCCGTGGTGCCAAATGCACCCTTCAAGTCAGGATTAGCAATAAGTATCGCGCTTGCCTTAGCGATTGCAGTTGGTGGATCGCCGCCTTCTTCCTGAGATGGTAAGATAACTACATCAGGACATTTGATTTTCATTTGTTCCGTGAAACTTCTAGCGGCTTCGTTTTCAACGTCATTAAATGTGTTTTGTGTGATTGCAATTGGACCCTGACACTGTAATTTGTCTGCCATTGCATCAGCGGCTCTTTTGCCGTAATCCGTAACATCCGTTG